ACGAGGGCGGTGGACTTGTAGCACTGGAAGCCAGCAATGTTGCCCAGCGAGACAAGACCGTTACGCAGCGGAGAAGTCGCATCGCCAGTTACCTGAACTTCTGCGAACTTCGCACCAGCCGAGAAGAGGTGCTTGTAGAATGCCGGGGGAGCAACGAACCAGCGGTTCTCTTCCGGAACCGATTCGTTGTCGAGTGCTTCTGCCATCTTCAGCATGGTGTTGACAGCAGTATCGCCGGGGCTGGATGCACCACCGATATCAAGGGCGGAACCAAGCGTACCGATACCCGAGATTTGGGTGGTGGTAGCAGTGGACTCGCCGTTGAGACCTGCGTCAGTTGCCATGATGTCAAGGACGTTAGCGTCGTACTTACGCTTCAGGGAGAATGCTCCTGAAGAAGTAGCGAGTGCCTCGAAGTTAACGTGAGACTGACGCTCTTCGATGTCGTCAATCTTAAACGAGAAAGCATTTGCCTGATCGACCACCATGGTGATCTGATCGTCAGCAAGGTCTTGCGCGTTAATAACCGAGCCGCGAGTATACGAGGAGACGGTGATTGTCGGCTCCTTGATAATGCGGACGGTGTCGCCAAAGTTCTCAATTTCGCCAGCGTAGTCGGTATTCGTAATGTCTTCTACAACCGAAGCGCGACGGAAGAATTTGAGAACCTTTTGACTAAAGATTTCCGGTGTAAAGTTACCGGAAGGCAGGTTGCCATAACCTGCAGCAGAATCAAAAGCCATTTGATCTGTCCTTCCTTTGTTGAGGTTTAAGAGTTGTAGTCTATTCGGCCTTCAGCCCGTGCGGCGTCGAGTTCAGCTTCGTGCTTCTCGAACTCCCACGGCTTCATACGACCGATTTCAGAGGCTTTCCAAATCCGATCAGTCCCCTTTGCTTCACCCGTAATGTCACGTGCCTTTGGAGAGTTTACAGCCGCTGCAGCAGACTCGCTCTTCTTGGCACGCTTCTTAGTGGTGATGCCAGCATCGATCTTGTAAAGATCAAGAACACGAGATGCCCAACGAGCGTCAGTGTTGTTCTTCAGGATGCCATCCGAGATGTTCTCGGGTTGTTCTTCTAGCCACTGGAGAAAACGCTCATCCGTACGTAGTTCATTGAAGTCCGGATGTTTGTTTGTCAGTTCTTGGTACGCGGCCTGTACCCTAGTATTCTGTTCCTTTTCGCGGATCGTTTCGAGTTCCTTTTCCAGTTCCCCTGCACGTTCTCCTGCTTTCATGGTTGCAATAGTCTCGACGACATCGTATACGTCGGGATACTGTTCCTTGAATGCTTCGAGTTCTTCAGGTGACTTGGGCAAAGAAATGTTCTGTTGGCGAGTAGCTTGTGAAAGGGTCGCCGTCATTTCTTGTTCTTTTGCTTTGAACTCTGTAATTTTTGCATCGTAGTGTTTTTTGAGATCGTCGTAACGCTTCTTGTAGTCGTGTTCCGCTTTCTCTGCACCCTGTGCAAAATTTGGTTCGGATTCTTCATCCGACTCGGATTGCTCCGCATGTTGTTCTACAGCTTCTTCGTCTTCGTCTTGGTATACCTCCTCGCGGTAGGCACCTTTGTAAAGAGTTTCGCTGTTGATTGTTCCAAAGGAATCATTGGGTTTGTTGGCACGGTGGCCTCGAACTTTTTTTGCCATTTTATTTACCTCATTAGCGGGGCTACTTTGGCGTGTAGGTAGCCGCTCCGGTTGTGTCAGGGCCGCACTAGCGGGTAGCTGACGAATTAGGTTTTGGTATAGGACGACTCATGTTCTCTAATTCGTAGTCATTATACCAATCCAAGGCTTTACGTGCGCGATTGTACTCTGCTGCACCCCTTGGAATTATGTCGATCAAGCCCTTTTTAATTGCACGTTTTACGTTTTGTGCTTGATCAAATTCTTTTCTAAAAGTTTTGTATCTATTCAAACCACCTCCGTAATACGCTGAAAACATAACGGCTCGTTTTCCCTCGTCCGGAATGTTTGCATATTTAGGATAGCGCTTTTCAAAGCCTTCATACTTTTTACGCAACACTACAGTGTTAACGTCTTCTACCTCTGCATCTGTCAAAGAGAGAGGGTCTTTGGCGAGTGCGTTCTTTGCGGCCTGTCCTGTCTTATTGACATAAGGAGTAAACTTTGCAATGATATCCGAGCTAAGTCCCATACGTTCGAGATCAGTTACACTATGTTGACCAATATCAAAACCAATACCTATGGTAACGCCGCTCTTACTACGACCTTCAGGCACGTAACCGCTTGTTTTGTTATCTTCGAGAACTTCTAATAAATCACGTGAAGTTTGTTCAAAAGAAGTGCGTTCCGGCAGAGGAGTCGAGGGTTTCGCCGCAGTAGAGGCCGGGGGCAGAGGTGTGTCCGGCATAGAAGGCTGTGGGTTGACAAAACCCTCGGGCAAACTACCTGTGTTAATTGGGGGACGAAGGCCCAGTGAAAGAGGTGGAATGCGCGACAAATCTGTACCAGCAAACCCGCCTTGATTCATAGCTTGCCGACGATCTACCTCGGCTTTGCCCTGATCATTTATCTTTTCGAGGAAAGAGTACCCGATGCGCTGGGCTTCTTCGGGTTCGATGACGTACTCGCCTTTCGACAGCGCTACGTCCATCAGGCCGCCTTTGTTTGCTTTTATTGTAGCATTTTTATCTGAATTGTCAACCCCCTTGGGTAACATGCCTGCCTGTTGTAGTTTTTCTACGGTGGGGGCATTGAGAACAAAGGAGCCTTCACGCACCTGTGTCTTGACTGTATCGGCTACGGTATCGCCCTTGGCGTAGTTGTCAGGAGAGCCTTCGACGAAGCCCGTCTTCTGTACCTTGCCGCCTTCGCTCTTTTTTACAATCCCGCCCTTGCGGTATTGATCTACATCCATGCCGTCAAATAGTTCTTCACCGAGAACGCCACGCACAATCCGTGCAGCAGATGTCTCCATAAAGTCTTGCAGTGCAGCATAGTCCTTCTTGCTTAACTTCTTTACGCGACCTATGATGCGCTGCTGATACTTCTTCATTTCTTTAGACACAGAACAATCCTCCCTACAGCGTAGCAAACAGGCTCCCAGAACGCTCTTTCAATGCGTCCTACCGGATGTCGTTTGCCTTTCTTCTGCATCCAAATATCTGCGGTGCGACGACGGGCAATCCCCTCCAAGATGCCACGAACAAACTTGCGGGTCTTGGTAGTGCCACCATATCCGTATGTAACGAGGGGCTGGAAGATAGCGTGATATCCTGCCTGATACTCTGGAGCCATGTCACGACTGTGTGCCAACCAAATAGCTTGACGGAACGAGCCAAAGCCATAGGCTTGATTCATAGCTGTGCAGACAATCTTGCCGCCACCGCCGCCGCCGCCGCCATCGTCGTCGTCACTGTCATCAGACGGGGCAGGACTAGGTGAACTTCCCAAGCCGGGACGCTCGTTGAATGCGTCCACAGGCGCACCTGATCCTATGCTGTAAGAGGTGCCCGACGGCCTGTCGTCGTCATCACTGTCGTCTTGAGGTGGCGTGTATGTCACAAAGTCAGGCGGACGAGATGACGGGGGAGGAGGTGGCGGAGATGCGTCGGTCGCAGTAGTAACGGACGCTGTAGCAGAGGGATCGTTCAATGGATCAGGAACTTCAGCCCCCGCTGCACCCTCCATTCCTTGTATGATTGCATCAGTAAACGGATTGCCAGTAGTCGGTGCGGGTGCAGCGGGTGCAGACGGAGTTACTGGTGCAGCAGAAGGTGTGCCCCCGCCCTGTCCGACGTATGCGTCTGTGCGACCTGTGCCCGTGCGTCCTAGTGTGCCAGACACCAGCCCCGCTTCAAATCCTGCTGCTTCAGGATCAACTCCCGATAGGATTTTATCTACAACAGTGGCTGAAGCAGTGGGTGGTGGGGGGTCTGGATCATCTTTAGTTGGTAACTTCCCGCCCACTAATTCTGTTGTGGGATTCATTTCCAGCAGTTGATTTATGATCTGCTTGCGTTGATCGTGGGTCAGATTTGGAGGTAAAACGCCGGAAAGAACATATCCGCCGAAAGGTGAAGGGGATACACCGATTATTCTGCCGTTCAACATGCCAACAGCGTTGCCGACCTTACCCGCCTGTTGATTGCTTTCGATGCGTTGCAGATTTTTTAGAGATGCGGCAGCACCGAGTCCCATAAACGTGCTAAGACCCACAGGAGCCATGGCCGCACTTAATCCTCGTGGCGCACCAACAAACTGATCAGCAACGCTTTGACCTATGCCCGTTACGTTAAGAGACCCTCTGTATGCTCCCGGTCCGGTGGGATCATCATCCCGAGACGATCCATAACTTGCAGGATCGGTATAGTCTTGTGCCGGACGAAAACGATCACTGATATCCATGCGGGTGTCATCATACGCGCTAGGTCGAGCAACTTTCGGACGATCAACAGTAGGCTTAACACCGCCTGCTTTCTCTGCAAGGACAGAACCGATAAACTGGGATATAGCGCTAGTTGTCATCCTTCATCCTTATTGCGGCGTCATAGTCCGCCTTCAGCCCCTTGATCTGTTCCAGTGAAGTTATCTTCCCCTGCAGCCGGAACACTTCCAGTTCCGATTGTGCCGCCACCAACGCCCGAAGCGTCATCTGGATTTGCTCCCGGAGGTACTCCTCCAGACTGTCCCATGCCTCCTTGTTGGTCACCAGTTGGCTGACCTTGCTGGCTTGCTTCTTGTTGAGCATTGGCTAGTCCCTTCAACATCTCTGCGAATATCTGTGCCTCGCTAACATCATTGACGAGGCTGTCTGGATCAATGTCCTGTGCAATAGCAAGCTCTCGCATCAGGTTTGGAATCTTAATGAATGGTGCCAACATTGGGTTTGACACGGTCTGAAGCAACGTGGTGAGTCGTTGACTACGCACTTCCTTCTGCATGACGGCTGCTACACCGCGAGGCTTGATCTCTAGGTCGCCCTCGATTGTGGGCGCGTCTGTGTTGAACTGCATGTTCCACTGGAAGTATGCCTCGCCCAGCGGCTTCAGAAGCTGATCGTCAATGTTCTTGATGACCGTTTTGAGAGACAGACTTGCACCGCCAAGCAGCATAGATAGACCGGATGCTGTGCGACCCGTACCCGTCACGCCTGTCTGTCCGTGCATGATGGACGGTAGACCTGTCTCTTCGTCCGCAAGTTGACGACTGATCTGATACATCTGTATGTTTTCGGGCGCTGTGTTGGGGAACTTGAGGCCGTTGATTGCTGTGCCCGTAACACCCGACTGACGACGGAATATCTTGCCCGGGAAGATGTCCATGTTCTGTCCCGGCACGAGACTTGCTTCGTCCACGTCGAACACCAGATTGCCAGCAAGAGCAAGGTTGTCGATTGCCATACGAACGTGACCGTTCATCAGCATCTGTGCGTCTTCCATGTTCTCCGCTACGCCAACGCCCCAAATCTGATAGGGGTTGATCTCGTACGGGAATACCTGATAAGGAATACGCGCTGGTGTAAACGGATTCAGAACGCAGCGCAGCACCATCGTGCCACACACCCACACGTTGACCTGCACTTGATCGAACTCGTTCATCTGTTCTGCAACGTCAAGTCCAGACTCTTCAGCCATCTTGCCGTCAAGAACACCCCAGTATTCTAGAACCTCAAAACGATTGTTCTGATAGTACGGTTCGGTCTCGTCTTCGCGAATGGTGTCTTCGTAATACTTGTCTTCGTAGTTTGGTCCCTTTGCAAGACACTCCTCGATTGCATCCTTGTAAAAGAAGGGTTGTGCAATCAGACTACGGAACTGCGAACGATTCATGCGGTGACGTTGGATTACGTATTCGCAATCGTCTATCGTAGTAGCGGAGGGATCAGGATGAAAGTCCCACGTAGAAACATACTCAATACGCGGAACAATCTTTTCATACGGAGAATATACGCGACCCTCTGGTCCGTTCTCCCATCTGTGGATTCGCTTGTAGTGGTTGAACGGGCCTTTTACAACACCAGTTCCCAAAAGTGCTGATTCAAAGATAGAAGATCGAAGAACATTAACAGCGCTTGTGTCAAGGAGTTGGTCATGGATTTGTTTCTCCATATTTAGTGCAGCCTTTTGGGCTGGACTGATTTGGGGTTCACCAGCAAGGGATGGACCCGGTTGAATAGGAGCGTTGCCGTAACGGCCCTGTAAGCCCCCTAGAAAGTCCATAGACGGTGTTGCTTGGGTGGCCCCAAAGGGCATCTCTCTACCGTCCCCAGCGAAGCCGTACGGGTCTTCTATGATATCATCCAGCGGAGTCTGCATGTGTGCAAACTCTGCGATACCCTCTGGCACCGGAGTCGGCTCGACAACCATCGGAAATTTCTTGTTGGCAAACAGAATATCAACGATCTGGCCGTATGCTGCAAGCACTTTTGTTTTGGTGATCTTGATGAACACCTTGGATCGTTCGGAGTCACGATACTGTGTGGTGGAATCGTAGATGCCACGGAAGTTCTTGTACGACTGCAGCCACCGCTGTTCGTACGAGAAACGTCCGTTTTCCGAGTCTTCAAATTTGCGCTTCACATACGCCGCTAGGCCCGGGAGTTGTTCCTCCGGGTCCATGAGCGGAACTGCTGTATCGTCAGCCGGTTCCAGAAAGTTGTCAGCCATATCGACTTACCTCTTAGTAGTCGCGTTCTTCAGCCATCTTCATTAGCGAAGGATCGACTGCACCCTTGGTCATCTGCTTCGGCATGTCTTCGGTCAGAACACCAGTCTGAGCGCGAGTGTCGAATTCCAGACCTTCACGGTACAGTTTGTCTGCGCCCATCTGATCGTCTACGGACACTTTGTCCGCGTTCATAATGTACGCTTCACCCATGTTTAGATTTTGCATTATTGTCTCCCTAAAGAGTTTGTGGTTGTACGTCCAGCATGGACGTGGTTTCACCGCGAAGAGCGCGGCCTCGGGCCTCTCGAACCTTAGATGGGGCATTTCCTGCCTCTAGCATACCACGCGGTTGTGGCGGCAAACCCGTATCCGGATCGAGATTTCCAAATTCATCTCTTGACTGTCGTGCTTCTCTCGACTCGCGTGCTTCCCGTAGCATGGACGGCTCTACGTACTCTATGTCTTTACCGCGTCGTTCCATGATTGCGCTGGGAGCGCCTGTAAAAAATTCAGCAGCGGCTCCTGCCAGTTTCCCCACAGTGGGAGGAAGTCCGAATCTTTCAGCCTGTGCAGCCCCGTATTGAGTTGCCAAGCTGTAAGAATCAGTGTCAGATACAAGGAACGGACCCTCTCCCTCTGGAAGCGGAGGTTGCTGACTTCTCTCAAATAGGCCAAAGCCAAGTTCAGCCGCTCCTCCGACCATGGGGATTTTTGACAGAGCTTCGGCGGTGCCTGCTGCCACGAGAGGCGCAGCAGCCATTGCAGACTCCAGCACGTCACCACCTTTTCCCTTCGCCATATTAGTGATGAAATCGATTGCGCTGTTGCCCTTCTTTACATCAGAGTCAAACTTTGCATCTCTTCCTGCACCTAGTAACTTTTCTTCTGCTGCAGCAACATCCTCTGCTTTCTCGGCCCTACGCAAGATAGTCTCATCTGCTTGCTCTCCCGCCTGTTGTCCTGCAAGTCGTGCTTCTTGTGCGCGTTGCTCTGACTTTGCTGCAGATTCAGCCTGTGATGCAGCGACCTGTGCTGCAGATGCGGGGGTAGTATCAACTAACGCTCCGACATCTGTCCTCTTTAGAGCAAGATCAGGATACTGAGCATTAAACTCGTCTGGTAAATCTAGTCCAAGATAGGTGCCAAGCCCTTTTGCATCAACCGTTCCAGTTGCATCAGCCATCAGCTTTTCAAAGTTAAGAAGAGCTAGTCGTCGAGCTTCAATAGACTCTACATTCTCAACGTCGGTGTAGAAGCCAGTCATAACCCTGTCGATTTTATCATCGAGGCCGGACTCTCCGTGACTGATAATCTCCGACGCAGCTTGGGGATCACCTAGCTGATTAGCGATAGCCGAAGCAGTAATCTTTCGACCTGCGGTATATCCACGGGGTGCCGTTTTTAACTTTGCAAGTGTCTTTGCGTCAATCTTAGAGTACAGATGTGTGTTTAATTGTTTTGCAACAATCTTTGTGTCTAGGTCGGGAAACAACTCGCCGTCAATTGCGTTGTCGTATCTGCGGTTGAGAATTTCACGTAGGACAGGACCAACCTGTCGATCCGGTCCCTTACCTTTTCTACCACTTCCCCCAAGTTCAGGATCGGGAGAAACAATTGTTCCTGTCTCCCTGTCGTAGTATGGTCGTGCCGGACTTAGTTCTTCTGCTTGTTCTACTGTTGTCACCATGCCCGTGAGGTCAGTGCCTCGCAAACCGAGCAAACTAGCCACTGCTGCATCTCTCATGGTCTGCGCGGGAATGACAGTGCCATCTTTAAGTGTTACGCTGGTTATATCGCTAACACCAGACAACATGTTTTGCAAAACCTCAATCGGAATTGCACCTTTTGCTAATTTTTTAGAACCGGGTTTTGTTCTCTTTACATCGCCCTCAACAACTGCTTTGGTATCATTGATTGCAGGGCGAACAAAGTTATCGCGTATGTTTGCCGAAAAATCAGATGCTCGGGAGCGTGTTTCAAGATCGGAAAACGAAGAATCAAGTGCAATACCGTAACGATCAACGCTGCCAATTATGCTTGCTGTTCCGTCTATGTTACGTGCTACTTTTGTAGGATTTGGAAATGCTTTGGATAACGCAGTTGCGAATTTTCGAGAAGCTTCGTTTGTATTTTTTTCGCCCAACAGATATGGATCAATATTCAAACCGTTCTTATACATCCGTGCAATCATAGCATCACGAACGGTATGCGTGCCATCTGCAATCCTTGACTGAATATCTTCAATCGGGGGGATGTTGCCGTCAGGAAACAGTGCAGTCTGAATTTGATTCAGCTTGTTTACTTTTTCTTGTCTTCTTCTTTGTGCGGATGTGGTCATCAGTATCCAAAGGTCTCATCTTGGACTTGGTACACTTGACTCTTGATTGCACCAAGTTGTTTGTGTATTGATGTGTACCCGCTCATGCGTGTCATCAACATATATCGCAGAGCATCGTATGCGTGGTCTTCGGACTTTGTATCTACGTCTTCGCTGTTAGACTTGGAGAGTGGTATGCCAGCAAGTTGCTTGATTATGTTTTGGCAACTGGAGAAGATACGTAGTCGTGGCTCTTCTGTGTAGGGATCGTCAGCAAGACGGCGGTGTATTTCCATCTTGCCTTGGACACGGTTGCGATCAGAGGGTGTCCAACGAACACCGGCACGCATCATTGTTTCTGCAATCGATGGGCCGAATCCTGTCTTGTTCCAGCACGACGAGTCCAACACGGTGTAGTACGGTGTCGGATCAAGTTGTTCTGCTTCCATTATTTTATCAGCTAGTTGCTCTGCTGTCAAGTGTTTGACATATAACTCGCGATAAACCCAGATATTATTATCCCAGTCAATAGCCCCCCACAGAACGCACGAAGGACTTGCGTAGCCGTAGTCCGCCGCACGAATACGGGGCCAGTTGGTTGGAAGTTCAAAATGTTCGACCACATGTTTAGACCTCGAAAACTCGGGGAAGGCCGCTCCCTCCGCCACGTCCCAATCACCTTCGAGAAGCCGCTTTCGTTCGACTTCGGGGAGCGACCTCAACATGGCCTCGTATTGACCATCTGCCATGAGGTAGGGATTGTCGGTCAGCCGTGCCGGGACAAACTTACGAAAGAACAACGGCTGACCTGCCTTCTCGTGACCGTTGGGCCACAGAAAGGGTGTTTTTGTTTCTATATCGAAGGCAGGAAAAGGCTTGTTTGGTTCCACATCTTCAATGTATGTTTTCTTGACCCACCAACCACCCACTCCTCCGGGGTTGGCTGTGCAGCGCATGTACAGGTGTTGCTGGAGTTCAGGATCAGTAGTACGAAGGCGAGAACGCAAGTAATCCCAGACATAGGGTGTAGGATACTGGGTAATTTCATCTATGCCGATCCAGTTGAATGCCTGACCCTGAAAGCGGGTAACGTCCTTATCTTTGTCAAGATAGGTGAACCAGATCGTTGCACCAGAGGGGAACACCCATGTGGACTTCGATTCGCGGAACTTTGCTCCGGGAAAAGCTTTGGGGTACAGTTGGCGGGACTTGTCGATTAGTTCGGTAAGTTCATCCAGTGTGCGACGGAGAAGAAGGCCACGATGATTAGGATTGTGACAGTAACGTAGCGGATCAGCAAGAAGTGCAAAACTCTTTCCACCACCGGCAGCACCGCCGTAGAGTACGTCTCGCTCACCCGCCGATAGAAAGTCTGTTTGAGGTCCGTCATTCGGTTGGAAAACAACTTCACTTTCTCCAACAAGGTCCGACACTGCGTCTGGCAAAGCAGCCAAATCCCCAAGATCGATTGTGGCAGACTCGTTCCCAACCAGAGCTTTTTCAACTTTTGTTGTAGTTTGTTCAAGCTTTCGGGCATATCTGCGTCTATCCTCTGCGGCTTTGGTTGATTTCTCTGCACGCTTCTTGGCGGCGTTGACTCGTTTTGTAGCTGCACGACGGGCACGTTCCTTTGTAGACAGGTTGTACGTGGCCTTGGGTGCGTTTGGGTCTTTTTTAGGTCTACCGCGCCTCTTGGGGGCTTGTTCAGCCATCAATCACTACTTCATTCTTTGGGGGCAACAACACCACACCGTGTATTGCTTGTACATTGTGGTTGTGTGTCTCTTGTTTTGCAACTCCTACGCGGTTAAGCAACGATTCAGCGGCTCTTAGCCGTAATTCGTCACCTCGTTCGGGGGCGGGATTGTCAATTGTGGAGACTACACGGTTTGCTGCCTTTATTGCATTTACTGAAAGTATGCTTTTTGTGCGTTCAATGATCTCATCTGCCAATGTTTGCTTGAGCCACTGGGCAGAACCACGGGAATACCCCGCATCTACGGCAGCTTGGGTTACATTTCCACCGTTTTCAAACAAAAGTTCAAGAAACTGGCTCTGTTGAGGGGTCAATACCCGCTCTTTGTATTGTTTTGGAAGCAGATTCATTGTTTTTTATGTAAAAAAGAGGGTGTGGGCGTCTCAATCAGCCTTATTCACCGTGGTTACAGGCGTAATTGCACAGATTTGTGGGAATATACCGTGTATGAAACGGCCCACGATACAATATTAGAGCTAGTAACACTGATTGTCAACAGAAAAAACAAAATACTTGACAAACAGAACATCCGTATGTAGACTGGGTCTAGTACCCGCCGGGATATATCCCCTCAGTTCTACACTGGGGGTCATGCTGACATAGCATGCCGGGGCTGTATGACGGGTCATGCCCACTTATCCATACAAAAAACAAAAAAATACAAAAAATATGCCGGGGTTGCATACAAGTACTGGGTACCCCCGGGTGGCCCTACCGACCCCGGTCAGCCGATTTTCATCGGCAATGATAGCTCCTGAACCACCTGACAGATCATGCAGCAAGCCGGGGACCACCGGCCTATATTGTGGGTCATCCCGCGCGGATAAGACCTCGGCATTGACATTTTTTCCGGTATGG